TTTAACTCCTGGTTTACCAACATATATTGGTAATGATGGTTGTTGGCGAAATGTTGCACCATATCTTCATGGATTTCTTATACAGAATGGCGCATATAGTGAATATCCATCAGCAGACCCAGTTCTAGAAAAAAACTTTGGTGATCAATTTGATCCGAATATTTCTGGTAGTTTAGCTAATAGATTTACTCATGGTTATGCAAATTGGCCAACATTCTCAGCTTGGGGACCAAATACACCACTAGATATGATTAATGGTGAATGTACAAGTTATAATGCATATTGGTATGATTTACCACAACCAATTAGCCAAGCATGGGGTGATTTAGCATTATCGCGCGGAGCAGTTGGTGCGTTTGATGGAGTTTCATAAATGAGTTCATTTCTTATCAGTCTCGGTCTAACACGTGATAGTTGGGTATGGTTCTGGGGTAAGTTATCATCTGGTGCCCTACTTCTTATTAGTGGTGTATTCCCACTAACTCCCTATGTTGGTGATAAATGGGCACGTATCATCACAGTAGCATGTGCTGTGATTTTATGGTTTAGTGGTCATTACGATAGTTCCTCATTACCAGCGGGGCCAAAGAAATGAAAAAGTTCATTGCATCATTATCAATTATCGTTCTCACATTAGGCCCAACAATTTCCTGCGCATCTGCGCCTACATCAGTCGTTACACCGGCTGGTAAGGCAGCATATAGTGCAGATCAAGTTGTATCAGCAATAGGAATATTTCAGGATGCCGCTATTAGCGCAAATTCCTCTAAACTTATTTCCGATGCTGATACACGTCTTATAGTTACATTTAGTAAAGGTGCAGTTGCAACTATCACGGCTGCGCAATCAGGATGGCAATCTGCCGTAACAACAGCCCTTACACAGTTACAGAATGCATTATCACTAAGCGCGCAAACGAAATATGGTTCCTACATTACTCTTATTAAAACAATTGTACAAGGAATTTCCTAATGCCTCCATCATTAGTTAATGTCATCATAGGAATCGTTCCCGAACTTCTTCAGTTCATCAAAGGATTCCATACCGCTAATGGTACACTTCCTACTGATGCACAAGTAATAGCCAATTTTCAAACTGATGCTGCTCGTGTAACAGCAGTAGCAGATGCATGGTTAGCGGCGCATCCATCATCACCAACTACTACCACGTAAGCAAATGGACTGGAAACCATCAGCACGTCAAGCAGAATTCTTATCCTTACCATATGATATTAAGGAAGCATTATATGGTGGTGGGGCAGGTTCTGCCAAGACGGAAACATTGCTGATGTATCCGCTTATCCATAAGTTTCATGAGAATCCGCGCTTTAAACAAGTGTTTATGCGTAGGACATATCCTGAACTTAGGAATGAGGTCATTCCACGTAGCAAACAAATTTATCGGCATTTTGATGCAAAATTCAATGCATCAGAAATGAAATGGGAATTTCCATCCGGCGCCTGCATATTCATGGCGCATTGTGAAACAGAAGATGATGTTCACAAATATGATTCGATGGAAATCAATCTCTACACACCAGATGAGCTTACATCATTTACGGAATGGATATACTTATACATAGCATTTCAACGTGTGAGGACATCAACAGGCACAGGCTTACCAGCCATCATACGCGCAGGTGGAATGCCAGGCGGTGTAGGACATACTTTCGTAAAACGTCGTTTTATTGATCCATATTATAAGTTGGGAGTAAATGATCTAAAAGAATGTAGTAAATTTCCTCTTATTGGTAAAGGTGGAAATAAACGTATCTATGTCCATGCCACATTAGCCGATAATCCACATATTGATCCTGACTATAAAAATTCACTTGAAGCATTATCGGAAGCAGAAAAGCGCGCAAAGAAATATGGTGACTGGAATGCATACTTAGGCCAAGTATTTGATGAGTTCCGTGAGAAACATTATCCAGATGAACCTGAACATGCTATTCATGTTATCGATGAATTTGCCATACCAGAATATTGGCCCAAGATTGTTATTGGTGATTGGGGCTTCCGAGCAAATACATGGATAGGATTCGGAGCTATCGCACCAACAGGACGTTTATATGTATATCGTGAGTTACATTGGAAGAATACTCTTATTGCCGATTGGGCTCCAATAGCAAAACAATTTATCGATAAAGATAATCCACGTATTATAAAGTTCTGCCAATCAACGAATCAAGATAAAGGCATGGAACATACGATACGTGAACAAATTGAAATAGCAATTGGACGGCCAGTGGACTTAACAGGTAACGTCCATGGTAGTCGCTTGGCCGGTAAGACGCTTTTACATGAATATTTACGTTGGAAAGATGCTCCATTAACAAATAGCACTAATGACGAGCCATATGATGATGAACATGCTATGTGGCTTATGCGCAATAGATCACAAGAAGAATATGATAAATATGTTGGTAGGTTCACATCAGTAGTTACAAAAGAGGTGCTTCCAAAGCTCCAGATATTTAGGAGCTGCGAAATGTTGATCAATGCCATTAAGGCATGTGTATATGCTAAGCCAAAAAATGATGTGAAGGCAGAAGATGTTGCGGCATTTGAAGGTGATGATGCATATGATGGAATACGTTACATGGTTGATGCGACAAGTACATATGTAAATGATGCGAAGGCGGAATTTGAAAATGTCCAAGCGCGCGAGCAATTAGAACGCACATTTAATGAAAATCCTGATTACAATATGCTCTTTAGACGCGCAGCGGCTATGGAACGCGCGCAACGTAGTCAAATGATTCCGATCAGAATGTTTCATCGGCATTAATATGTGGTATCATTTTCGTCATTGGCTCATCCACTTATTCACACCACATTGTGATGCCTGCGAATCAGCGAAGCAATGTAAGCATTGTGATGAGTTATTTCAACTCCTTGAACGAGAACGCGCAGAACGTATCAAATTAATGGAACTATTTACTGCACAACCTGCGCGCTCAGATGATAATGCGCCATCTATCGATTATAGTAAAATTGGCCCATTATCATGGCGCGCAAAGCGTGAACAATTAGAACGCGATTCATTCTTAAAGGCACATGCACCAAAGGATATAAACGATGCCAATCAGTAAATACTTTTCTGGTTCCGGCGAAAAAGTTATGTCCAACATGAAGAAAGAATATGGTCCTAAGAAGGGTAAGCAAGTTTTCTACGCAACAGCTAATAAACTTAAATCAATAGGACCATCTAAGAAAATGGGGACACGATAATGCCTAAAGGCGACCAAGCAACTAATCCTAATACTAATACATCACCACAATGGCAGCAGTTAGCTAATAGCAATATTAGTTATCCTACATCAATTGTTCCACAACAGATGATGGGACAAATGCGGCCTATGATGGGATCGCAATTTCAGCGCCCACCAATGCCAATGATGGGAAATAATGGTATGATGGGTAATGTTATGCGTGGATTTGGTAATATGGGTATGCAGCAACAGCCAATGAATGGCTATGGCATGAATCCATACTTACAATCATATGGTATGGGTCAGCAAATTGGTAGAACATTCCAACCATTAATGCGATCAATGTTTCCATCGATGGGTATGGGAAATAATCCAAATGTTCCATCTATTATGCCATCACAATCACCTATGCCACAGCCGACAAATGGTATAGGACCAAATGATCAGCAACAGCCGCGAGGTCCACAACAGGCATAACAATGGCATTCAAATTATCAATACCAAACGCTCCGAGAATGAGTATTCCAAAGCCCCCTAATGTTAGTAAGGCTGGTGCACCTAGAATAAGTTTACCTAAGACTGCTAAGGCACCGAAGCCATTTATGCCACGTAATCGGCGATTTAATCCAGCGCCTAATTCTAAAGATTTCTAAATGAGCATCATAAAGTGTGGTAAACTTTATATACAAGTAGTGAATCAGAGATACGATTTTAGATGGGATAGAATTGATGCTACTCGTTTTATTGACCAAGTAGCAATTAATGTGGCAAATAACATAAAACCTAATTTTCCAGATGTTAAGATTGAAAAAGTGTAATGAGAGAACTTCCCGATTCAATAGTCGATTCGCTTAAAACTCTAGTTGATCAATTCAAACTAGAAGATAAAGCTGTGCGCGAACGTCAGTTACGTGCATGGAAGCGGCTCGCATTTATGTGGGAAGGATTCCAGCGCGTTTGGTGGAATGAAGTTGCACATGATTGGCGTGTATTTGATTTACAAAATACAGATGTAAACAATGCGACCGGATATGAATCGTACTACGACAAACAAGCCAATATCTTCAAGGCGTTACTTGAGTCTATTATTGCTGCATTGTCTGTTAACATTCCTGGTGTTATTGGCGTACCCGATGACGCGGATAATGTGCTGGATTTACAGACCGCGCGTGCATCACAGAAAATTGCCGATTTAGTAGCCAAACATAATGATGCTAAGTTATTTTGGTTACACGGTCTATTCACCTACGTAACACAAGGCCAAACGTTCTGCTATAACTACACTGATGAAGATGAAGAATATGGCACGTACGCCGAACCAAAATATGAGAATGAAGAAATAACAGTAGAGAATAAAATCTGTCCTATTTGTAAAACTAATATTAGTAGTAAACAGGCAAGCGATAAAGAACGTGACGAATATAATCCTGGGCAAGATGATGTTCTAGCACATGGTTATTTGAATTCTGGGCAGGACTTATGTCCACAATGCCTACAACAAGTTGATCCAGAATTACAAACTGATACATTAACCGTACCACGATTAGTTGGTTATATTAATAAGCCGAAGGCTAGGCAATGTATTGAGGTATATGGTGGTTTATATGTTAAGGTACCTAATTATGTAATGAACGCGAAAGAATTGCCATACCTTTGCTTATCGATGGAGAAACATTACTCGTTTCTCGTAGCTGAATTAGCAAAGGATGATCCAGATCTAGCCGAACGTATACGTAATGGTAAAGGCAATGCCGGCTATGCTGATGCTTATGATAGATGGGCTCGGCTTAGTCCACAATACATGGGCGAATATCCTACCGATACACCAACATGGAATCGGTGGTGGATTCCTCCAACATCATTCTATAGTCTCGCTGATGAGCGCGATACAAAGGAATTACTGAAAAAGTTTCCTGATGGTGTGAAGATTGATTATGTAAATGATGATTTCTGCTGCGCGGTTAATGAATCATTAAAAGATCATTGGACATGCTTAAAGAATCCAATGTCAAACTACATTCACTTCGAGCCAGTTGGCGAAGGTGTAGTTCCGATGCAGGAAGTAACAAATGAACTCATTAGCTTAATCATCCAAACAATCGAGCATGGTATTGGTCAGACATTTGCTAATCCATCCGTACTAAACTTTGAACAATACCGCCAAGTAGAAGCAACACCAGGACAAGTATTTCCCGCTGTTCCTAAAGCTGGTCAGAACGTTGGTGATGCATTTTTCCAATTAAAAACTGCTACATTATCTGCTGAAGTAATGCCATTCATGCAATTCGTGCAGGATATGGCGCAAATGGTTTGTGGAGCATTACCGTCATTATGGGGTGGCGCGCAGCCAAATTCATCAAAGACATTGGGTCAATATTCTGAAAGTAGATCACAGGCTCTTCAAAGATTACAGAATACATGGGTAATGTTCCTTACGTGGTGGAAAGAAATCCACGGTAAAGTTATTCCTTCCTTTATCAAATGCATGAAGGAAGATGAGAAATATGTTGATAAAGACGATAATGGTAATTTCCTAAATGTTTTCATACGTAAAGCTGAATTACAAGGTAAAATTGGCTCTATTGAATTAGATTGTAGTGATCAATTACCTACTACATGGTCACAGAAGTCTGATAAGGTAATGCAATTGCTGATGAGCACTAATCCATTGGTGCAGAGCGCAATAACAGCACCAGAAAATTTCCAACTCGTTAAGGATACTATAGGCATAGTAGAATTTACATTACCCGGCGAAGCACAGCGCGAATATCAGTTAGAAGAAATAAATGCTCTTATAAATAGCGCGCCATTACCCGGACAACCGTCAATGAATCCGATGACGGGGCAAATGGAGGCAGGGACGCCGACATCATCGATACCAATTAATCCATTCGATGATAATATGATTCATAGTGATATTTGTAAGAATTGGCTTGCGTCAGATAGTGGCCGTATGTGCAAGATGGAGAATCAGGCTGGATATGCCAATGTCCTATTACATTGGCAAGCACATAACATAGCCGTGCAACAGCAACAAATGCAAGCAATGCAGCAACAAGAGGCATTGAATCAATCAAAAGTAAGCGCGCCAAAGGAAGGCGCTACAGCACCAGACGCACAGAAGGAACCATTAGTAGGACCGATTCCACAGAACGCGCAATCAGGTAGATAATAAAATGGCAGATATTGATATTGTTGATTCACCAAAAGTTGATACGTTAGATTTCGTTAATCAGGAACTTGATAAGGAACAGGAAGCGCCTGCGAAGGAAGAAGCATTAGCAGAAATTGGCGATGCAGATGGCGCAAAAGATGACGAGATCATAGACGACTTAGCTGAGTTGCCCGAAATTAAAGATGATGAAATATCATTTGGTGAACCATTTAAGCGATCAGAAGTCATCAAAGCATATCCAGACATCTTCAAAAAGTTTCCAGATTTGGAAAAGAAAATTTATCGTGGTGAGAAGTACGAGGAGATATTTCCCACATTAAAAGATGCCAATGATGCTAAAGAGCGCGCAGAGACATTATCTGGCGCGGAACAGTTATTATTTGCCGGTGATGTTACTGATATCCTAAAATCGGTAAGAAATGAGGATGAGGAAGCTTTTAAGAGAATTGTAGAAAATTTCCTGCCAACAATTGAGCGCCTTGATAAAAGTGTTTATCTACATGTGATGGGCAATGTTGGGCGCTTCTTTATTAAGAATATGTTAGCTGAAGCGCAACGTTTTGGTAAGGACACCGAACAGTACAAGGCATTAGTCGGTAGCGCCACAATACAGAACCAATTTCTATTTGGTAATAGTCAATTTCAGGAATTAGTTCCATTAGCTAAGCCAGTAAGTGAAGGTGATAAGCGTGTTAGTGAACGTGAGCAACAGTTAATTAATCAACGATTTGTTGAGGTCCGTGACGATTTGATTGAGCGCGCGGATAATGCCATTACAGCAACAATTAATAAATATATCGATCCACGCGAAAGTATGAGTTCCTACGTGCGCGCTAAGGCAGTTGATGATGTTAAGCGTCTATTAGATAACGCAATTGGTAATGATACGAGATTCAAAGGTAATTTAGATCATTTGTGGCAAAACTTAATCGCGCAGGACTTTAATAAATCGGCTCAAGAAGCAATAAAGAATGCCTATTTTAACAAGGCCAAAACGCTATTATTCGATATTATCAAAAAGGTTCGTTCTGAGGCATTATCTGGTAAAGCAACAACGACTGCGCGCTCGAAAGATAATGATAATGAACCAGAACGTGAACGAAAAGATCGGGCACAATCTGCGGCCCCAAAACGCGGACAAGAAGAACGACGTAAAGGTGAATCAACAATAGACTATCTTAATAGGGTAGCTGGATGATAACTAGTAATAGTAGAGTAATCAATTTATTCACTGGTGATTTCGGGCTCCAATCAATAGCATCTGCATTGGAGAATACAAATTCACCTGGTGCTATAGTTGATTATGCACTATCAACTGGCAACAATACTATAACACCACCTGCACAAAGTACCGGTGCCACATTACTTTTCCCAACAAGTAATGCTGTATTGGTGACGCTGAAAGGTGTGAATGGTGATACTGGTATTGTATTGCATCCAACTGATCCTACGCGGATTGGTCTAAACAGTACAGCCGCGTTTGTTTTATCGGCAGCATCATCTGTGTCGATAAAGATTATTTGGAGCTAATGATATGGCAGCAGCTAACGAATCCGAAGTCGTAGCGCTGGAGTTAGAAAGAGTAATTCCTCATTATCGTACATTGTTTGATCGTGACCAGCGATTTTGGGGTACGGTTAAGAAGAAGAATGTTGAAAAAGTATCAAACCGTCAGATGCGCGTTCCACTAGAGATTAATCCTGGTGGCTCGTTTCAATACTTTAATCCCGACGGCGGTGACTTAGGACGTGGTTCGGCACAGCAGTACGATAAGGCTGTGTTGCAACCCGTATTCATGTCACAGAACATTGAATACACAAAGTTAGCACAGTGGGCGACTGACTCAGACCGTAAGAGTATCGTTAATGCAGTACGCGAATATTCTGCTAAGGCATTTGATGAACTAGGCCGTCAACTCGATGCTAATATAATGGGCAGTGGTAATGGTGTTCTTGCAACTGTTACAAGTGTGAGTACAACGGCCGGCGTTGATACTTATACCTGCACAACTGATGGTTTCGGAGCACGTCTTGTCCGTGACCAACAGATGATTCAGTTATATGATACCACTCTTGCGACGCTTAGAGGTTCATCGCAGGTAACACAGGTCGATGTTATTAATAAGACGATCTCTGTTACTCCTGCTATTGCTGGTGCAACTGGTACTGATAAAGTTGTTGTTTATGGTATTAGCGCACCAAGTTCATTACCGGCGTTGTTTGGTGTTGCTTATCATGATTCCAATGCTTCAACAGGAACATGGCTAGGCTTTAATCGTGCTAATACTCCGCAGATCCGTGCTACGGGTATTAATGCGAGTTCTGCGTCATTCACGTTACCACTCGCGCGCTTAGCAATAAATCAGATTGGTAATCGTATTGGTATCGATCATGATTTTGAGCCATCGGCATGGATGCATCCCGCGCAGAAACAGGCTTACGAACAGATTGGTCAGGTTGTATCAGTAATACATAAAGAGGCAAAAGAAGAAGGTCTCAATATGTATTTCGATAAGATGCAGATGGCTGGTGCTACTGTTCGTGAGTCTTATAACTGGGATAATACACGGATTGACTTTATTAATGAGTCAATTTGGGGCCGTGGTGAAATTCTTCCATTAGGATTCTATACAACGGATGGACGTAAAACCTTTGAGCTGAGGGGACCTAGCGGTGGTATATTGACGGCTGATATTTTCTATCTCGTAATTGGTACTCAGACATTCGTTAACAATCCCGCAGCGATCAGCTATATCTACAATTTAGCTGTTCCGTCTGGTTACTAAGGAGAGAATAAAATGTCAGTATCACAGGACTTAACAGCAGCTAATCTTGGAACACCGCAAAGTGAACAGCAGCCATTTCCACCATCTATCGCGTCAACAACGACTATTGCACCAACGTCGTTTATTACACGCGTTACTGGTACAACGGCTGTAGCAACAATTACACCGCCAATAGCAGGTCAGCATCAGTTAGTGTTAATTTTTACGGATAATTCACCTGCGGCATTCGTTACCACGGGCAATTTATCCAATACATTAGCACCAACGAGTAAGGTACCTGTATTGGCTTTCTACGATCCAACGAGCGCCACTTACTACGTTAAGTAACAAAGAAACCGGGGCGCGCATGGTACACGCGCATTTATAATTATGAAAACAGTAATTTCCGTTCTCTGTCCTTCTAATAGACCAACCGATCTCGAAAGGTGGTTAAATAGCCTATACGATAATTGTGCTGAGCCTGATAAAATTGAGCTATCATTAGTTGTTGAACAATTACCAGAAGATGAACAATTGGATAGATGGGGTGGCGCAGTTGTAACGCGCGTTAATCATGGCCAATATCCAATTAATGATTTGGTAGAAATTTGTTATAAGCAATCACATTCACCATATATCATGTTATCTGGTGATGATACAATTTGTCATACGAAAGATTGGGATATAATATTCCGAAATAAATTAGCTGAATGTTTAGATGATGTTATTCTTGTATATCCTGATGATAGGATATTTGGTGATCAATTAGCCTGTTATCCTGTTACGAGTAGACTAATAATGGATAAGGTGCCTTGGCCCTTACCATTCAAAAGATATGCAGTTGATGATACAATATTCAACATTGTACCAAAATCACGACGTGTTTATATGCCAGAAGTTGTAATGGAACATCTTCATCTTGTTGATCATGGGCCGGGAGTGCCGGTAATACGTGATGGAGTGACAAAATATTATCCACTTAATCAGGAAGTAATGGCTTTGGAACGCCCATTATATCAGGCACAGGAATCATTAAGATCATCGATTAGGAGAGATTTATCCGAGCGCGCAGGTATCATCGAGCCCACAAAGATAATGGTCGGTGTTATTACAGCCGAATATGCACGTAAGGCTGATTTCTATGATCATTTTAATATTATCAATAAGCCATTAGGCACATTATGCACATTTGCTCATGGACAATCGCCTGCGCGAAACCGCAACGTTATTATACGACAGGCACTAGAATATGATTGTTCTCATGTACTATTTGTAGATGATGATGTTATCATACCACCTGATGGCCTAACACGTTTATTGGCCCATGACAAAGATGTTATTAGCGGCCTATATCTGATGCGCAATCATCCACATTATCCAATTGCATTTGATTTTGCAGCACCGGATGGCAAGTGTAACCATCTTGTTCTCGATAAGTATAAGGGACAGGATTTAATACAGATTGTTGGTGCAGGATTAGGATGTTGTCTTATACGAACAGATGTATTTAGGAAAATGGAAGAACCATGGATTAGGATGGGCGAATTAGAATCTGATATGTGGTGTGATGATCTAGGATTCTTCAAGCGCGTTAGGGAAGCAGGATTTGACATATTCCTTGACACGAGCGTATTAGTTGGTCATCAAGCATCTGTTGTTATTTGGCCAATACGTGATGCTGATGGTACATTAAAGATTGGTTACGATACGGCTGGTTCGCAGGTGGTGAAAGCATGATGACACCTGAAATAGAACATATGAACCGTTATCTTGAGCGTGATTATGGTTACTTCCAAGCCACATATCCTCTTTTCAGAATTGTGTGGAGTGATGACCAATTCGAGAAACGTATCGTTAATCATGATATACATGGCATAGAACTTCCCTATAGCACCGTTGAGGAACGTCCTAAGTACAGGCAATGGATTCATAATAAGTATATTCTTGAGCGCGTAGTACCAGTTCCCGAAATAGCGGATCTTGTAGATAAAGTTTCTTATGAACCTGTATGGGTATTTGAGGACAAGGATAAAAATTTCCTTCCTCCCAACTATGACGTGTGTAAAATTGTAATTGCATCTATATATGCAGCATCTGCGAAAGCCATTGGCGCAAAATACATGGACCCGCGCGCTAATCCAAATTTTAAGGAAGAAGATGCTGCACGATTAAAGAAGATGCGTGATGAACTCTTTGCTAATGAAACTCCTGTAACTGATGCCCTAGCATATGGAACTGGGGTAAGCTTGGCCAATACCACGAAGGATGTAAATTAAGATGCCACTCGATTATTCGTTCATGAACATTCACAATAAGCGTCGTATTGTCAAGTCACCACAAAATCCACTTGACATATGTACAGTTGTGTCTATCTTTCCTAAGCCAATAACTGCCAAGTTCATTACATGCGAACCAAATGAATTTACAGTACCTGCTGGTAAAAAAGAAGCTCCGAGTCTTATACATGTAGGCAGCGTAAGCTGGTGGAAAGATACAGGACCAGATCAGCCACTTATTGAGATACAAGTTTCGTCACCACAAGTCGCGCAAAGTATTATTACGGATAATGTCCTTAACATGATCGGCTGTTTGAAAGATGTTAGGCAGCCTGGTGTGTTTTTTGTGTTGGGCAAGAAAATTGCAGCTGAAATTGATAAGAAAGATATTGAGCGCGCAAACGAATTACAAACTGCATGGTATCGTGAATTAGTACGTATTGCGGATAGTGATTGGGCCAAATATAATGGTAATCCTCTCGCGATCAGTGACGATAGTCGCATGGCAGCAAATGAACTAAATCAAAAAGATAAGGTATGGATGGGTGATTTCCGTGCTGCGGAAATGATTCCATGTGTGGCATGTGGTGCATTAAGGAATCCAAAATATCCGATATGTGGCGCATGTCATCATATTGTTGATTTGGAATTGGCAACAAAACTCGGAATTAAAAAAGCATCATAATGTCATTCTGTGAAATTAATAAAGATGAATTGGCTAAGGTTGAAGATGAGTTAAAGTATGAACAACTTACTTTAACTCATCTTGGTAGGATATTTGGACAACCATTTTGGCAGTTAATAGTGATTTGTTTGACAAGTATTACTATAAAAACTGAAGCAGATAAAATTCATATTCATTTGGATGGTAAGTAATGCAACTATTAGCCAATGACATATTCACTTCAGCCGCTGCGCTCCTAAATGATCAGGGGTTAGCAAATAATGGTGTGCCATCATTATTCACACCAACCGCGCAGATGGCTTATTTGAATATGGCATTGGCTGAACTACGCGAATCATTACAACAGTATAATGTTCAACTTACCAATAATGTTGATACAAATATTGTCGTTCCGGCAGGTACATTAGTTGTTACGCAGGCGCAAATGCCAGCGGATCTTATAGAGATACAGAATCTTCAGGAGAGGACGAACGGCCAAACCGAAGAAGATTATGATGATATGCAGCGTTGCGAGTTTCTTCCTGCATTCACCGTTCAGACGACGAGCCTTGTATATTGGACCTATCAAAATCAAGAATTAAGATTTATTGGCGCGACAAGTGATAGGCAGCTTCTTCTAAAATATATAGCTGATAAACTACCAAAAATCGTTGATCCAGCAGATCCAATTAATCTTATCAATGCTCAGTCCTTTCTCAATTATCGCACAGCGTCGTTATGTGCTGAGTTCATTGGCGAAAATGCCACGCGCGCTCAATCACTAAACGAAGCTGCGCAGGCATCATTAGACAGATTTCTACAGATAAATATTAAAGGGAAACAGGTGTTTCCTGCTAGACGGCGCCCATTCCTCGCCGCGTATAGGAATCGTGGTAATTATTAACAGTATTACATCGTCCCACTAATCGATGGGATTCCGATAAGGTGATGTGATGTTTACACAACAGTCAATTTGGGGCGCGTTAAGTGATTCAGCTACAAACAACGTATTTTGGGGTGCAGTTAATGCGGGCGCACCAACAAACGGTACAAGTGGCACTGGTGCAGGATTATGTGGTCCTGGTTCGTTATTAATTGATATAACTAATAAAGTTCTTTATCAGAATACGAATACACTTGCATCTCCCACATGGACTGCAATCGCTGGTAGTGGTGGTGGTAACGTTACTCTTACTGGTACACAGACATTAACCAATAAGACACTTACTGCGCCAACAATTACCGGACCAACAATTACCGGAACTATTGGTGGATCGCCAACAATTACAACACCAGTTATTAATCAGCCCGTTATTGATTTCCCTGTTCAAACTGTAACGGCTCTCGGTACGAATCAGGGTAATAGCGGAACAATTACACCAGTTGGATCAGCAATGGTTTATTGTACTACTGCTGATGGTACTGTTGGTGTAGCATTACCAGTAGCGGCAGTAGGACAGGCATTAACTGTTATAAATGACTCCGCAAGTATATTGAAAGTATATGGCAATGCTACTGATTCGGCTACTATTAATGGCACGGCTGGTAGCACGGCATATACCATTGCTGCACATGCCGCAGTAACATTTAATGCTCCTGTATTGGCGAAGTGGGCGTCTGTGCCGAAGGTTTCATCGTAAAGGGGTGATGTGGACTGAATCCTAACGGATTACCTTATCAGCAATAATGGGGGCCGCGCATCCATAAAACGCGGATTATAATTTAAATGCCCCGCGATCACAATCCATTACTAATCGATAACTTTAATGGCCTCTGGAAACGTGGTGGTCAAGAATCTGTACCTCTGGATCATTTTAGTGATTGTAGCGATTTAGTATTCAATGAAGGTGAATTCTTATCACGCCCTGGTGAAGATTTATTCTTAATCGGTATACCACCATCTAATCCTTATGGATCTGTTGCCAGAATATATCATTACGTATTTAATAATCAGGTTAGTGGCCTTCTCGTACTAGATACATTAGGTAATATATTCCATACGACCAGTCCAACACCATCATCGCCAATTTTATCTATTATTGGCATGACAGATTTTGCCTACGCATCTATTAATGGGCGCGCTTACATAACACCAAATGACAGTATTAATGGTTTGCAGAATGAATTTGTATATGTATATGAAGGTGATGGTTCTCTTGCGAGAAAAGCCGGGGGCAAATGGCCAATTGGACCTAATGGATTCGCTGCTGCATTATCAGCAACAGCCGGTAACGTAGCAGTAGGTGTACACGTATTTGCAGTAACATATATTACTAATACAGGATTTGAAACATCACCGGGGCCATCTGCTGACTCAATTGATCCTAATAAAACATATTATTTTGCTAGCGCAACGGCAGATGGTTCACATGCAATTGACTTAACAAATGTTCCTGTGTCGCCTGATGCATTTGTCACAACAAGACGGATTTATGCTAGTCAGGCAATTGACCCAACATTATTCACCGGTGATGTAACACAATACGAATTATTCTTAATACCTGGTGCTGACCTTAATGATAACACTACGACGAGCACAACGGTAAATTTTTATGATGCCGAATTACTGCAAAGTTCTGATGATCTGTTTGATTTGTTTGCTAACATTCCAGCGGGCGTCAACATTACTTTGTTCAATAATCGTATGGTTCTTTCAGCTCCCTATGGTGATCAATCATCAGTTACCACCGCTGGGTTAATAAGCACGGCATATGTTAGTAATCCGGGGATGCCTGAAGCAGTTAATATGGTCAGCGGCCTTATAGTTGCACCATTAGATGGCTATCCACTAACAAACGCGCAGGGATTTCGTGGAACGCTGTATATGTTTAAGCAAACGAGAACATATGCATATAATGATAATGGTGATGTGCCGTCGTCATGGCCATTAACCGTAATCGATGAAGGTATTGGTGCCAGCGTACATGGCATAGCAACAGTATTGGACTCAGGTGGTGTTAACATTGATGCTTTGCTATTAGTTGATTATAGTGGCATAATGTATTTTAATGGTATCTACATACGGCCTGAGTTATCGTTTAAAATAAGAGATCTTTGGTTAGGACTTGATAGAGACTTCTTTCAAAATATTCAATTTCTCAACGATAGTTTAAATCAATATCTCTATATCACATTGCCCAATAATCAGATGTTATTTGGTGACTATAGCGAAAACTTGGATCCGATTAAGATTAAATGGTGTCCATGGACATTCAACAATCAAATTAGTACGATTGCACTTGTTGACACAGATAAGTTGATTATTGGTAGTCGTGCGAATAATACATAGTCCACCATTTTGGTACATGGCATTTTGGGTAGGAATGTTCATTATGTACTGCGCGTTCTGGATATGGATGAATAAGAAATAATGGCTGTTCGTCTTGCAACAGGAAGTGATTATTTACATCGTAATACTAATATAGTTGCAGCATCTAGCAACTATACAGCATTATTTTGGGTAAAAGCAAATTCATCTTTTGTTGGGCGTCAATTACAAGCAACTACTGATATTGATTATAGTAATTGGGCTAATGTGTCCTGTGATTCTTCACTAGAAAAAATATTTATCGATGCTGGTAGTCCAGAAACACAATCAACATATGCTAGTGTAAATCCAGCAATATGGTATCCTATTACCTATGTTCGTAATGGAAATACACAGTCTCTATATGTTAGTGGTGTGCTTATTGGTAGTGGAACTGTAAATTTATCCGCATATACGTTTACTGATTTATTTTTAGGTAATGATGGCGTCACAGGAGTTGGAAATTTAGATTTCTATAATTATCGTGAATGGAACACAGCATTAAACGTTACACAAATAAATGCTGAAATCAACTCGCCATCGGCTGTCGTACACACAAGTGGCCTTGTCACATTCACGCCACTTACATCCGACCTTCTTGATGTTAGCGGTAATGGTAATAATTGGACCGCTGTAGGCACACCAACGTTTGTAGCTGATCCATTACCACCAACTGCTGGATCATTATTTATTCCATCAGATCATTTTGATTCGGTTAAAGGTTCTGCTGTTATTATTGATAGTTCATCTGGTGCAGTTCTAACAACATTACCATTTGTTACCGCTGATCAAGGTGGTCGTCTTTCATCTGGGATATGGGCCGTTGCTGCACAAGTTAGCAGTAGTAGTGGAAATGTTAATGCTGTAAATGTTTATGATACAGGATTTAATTTACTTGGTGCTGTTACAATAGCAAATTGGTTTTCACCACCATTTACGGCTAGTAAGAATTTCTTTTATATTCAGAATCCGAGTAATCCATTCACAGTTGAACAGATAACATCATCTGGATCACTTAGTGGCAGTAGTTGGAATTTATCTGGTAAGGCTGATGCTATTGCAGTAACAGATGATGATTCAGTCCTTTATTGGAAAGATGGACTAACAATTCATGCGTTCGACTTAGTTAATAATGTTGCATTACCCGATGTTTTAGTAATGCCGCTGGGTACGCAACTTCAAGACCAGATAATAATTGTCAATAGTACAAGTTTCATAATCGCATTTACTAATTCAACAATTGCACTTGATTGGGAAGCACAGCAATACGATAAAACAGGTACATTAGTAAAGACATATGGTCCTGTAACTAACGCCGGTGATTATGATGCGCCAGAAATATTTCTTGATTATAATTTAAGTTATTTCTGGATGCGTGCTTTTGATACAGATACCGATACAACTTCAACATGGTATAAATTTACTATTTCATCTAGTGCTGTTGCAACTACATTTACTACACCAGATATGGATGGTGGTGGTACAGTACCAACTACATGTCCAGTTATTCCAATGGGCGCGGCATTAGTTGGAACAATCATAGTTGGTAAAGCATCAGTACCAGTAAATAGCGAAACATTTACTATGAACGTAACGGGACCAGTTAGTCAATCATTTAGTATTGGATTTCAAGGCACAGAATCGTTAAGTTTACCACCTGGTACATATAGTATTGTAGAGGTGCCCGATACACTTTATCAACCACAATATAACACGTCAAATGATGATCCTAATACGGCAATTGTATTATCAGCTGGTCAACTAATTGATCTCGTGATTGTGAATCAGTTATCGGCTAAATATGGCGGCTTATATCAATTAGTTCCCGGCAAAACAAATGACACGTTACGTAATCAAGATGGAAGCACAACTGATAAAATAATTAATTGGTTCTTTGAGCTATTTACAGATAGGAATAAGTAAATGGCATCTAGTTCAATTATCCATCTCGGAATGATTAAGATGCGCGTTACGGGTAGTGGCACAATGGCATTACAAGTACGCACATTTGATGATCTTAATCATGTTGATTTAGTACCATTTACATTAACAGCTACAACAGCTAAAGTGCTGCAAAGGCTCGCAAATTATACATCACAGGGTGTGGTATTGCGTGGAGCAGCCGTTAATATAAATGATACATGTCGTGTTCAGGACATAACATTATTTGTTAAGACGATTTATGAGGAATATCCGGAATGAGTGCGCAGTCATATAGCCAACTATTAACAGTACTCAATACCTCTCGCGCGCTTAAAGCAAATGATGGTGCCTATCAAGCTATTAAACAATTACTTGCACAATTAGATACAAATCAAACAAATATTAATAATCAATTAACAGTTAATACAAATGGATTAGATGGACCGATTCTTACATATGATCATGCAGCATCATTAGCTAATAGTCGTGAATTAGTTGCAGGGACAAATGTGACTTTTGATGATTCCATTGGTGGTGAAAGAATAATTAATGCATCGGGTGGTGGTAGTTCATCTGATGACTTTGCCTTTTTCATGGGCTAATGGCTAATACCTATAAGATACTTTATCAAGGTCAACTTCCATCTTCTGTAGGCGTGCTCGCGACTGTTCCGGCAGCTAAGGAATGGATTGCGAAAACGATGGAAGTTGTTAATAATGATACTACGAGCGCGCATACATTTTCTCTTTATCAGAATGGCGGCACAGCAACACATATCATCACACCTACTGCCGTTTCTATACCGGCAGGTGGAGCATGGCAACGTGATCGTGTATCAATGACATTTAATACAGCTGATACATTACAAGGTGTAGCATCAACGGCCTCACAACTAACAATGACAATGTGGGGTGATGAAATTGGCTGATACGATTTATAATGCTGATGGATCTATTGCTGGAACAACACCATCATCAGCTATAACGGCACTTACTGGTGATGTTGTAGCAAATGGTCCGGGTAGTGTTGCATCAACTATACAAGCTAATGCAGTAACGACAAGTAAAGTTAATAATGCGGCCATTACTCTAGCAAAAATAGCAAATGCAGCTGCTAATAGTAAATGGGTAGGTAGTGGTTCTGGTGGTAGTGGTTCTGCTTATACCGAAAACAGTTTTGGTAGTGGATTAACGGTAGGAGCATCGTCTGTTGATGTAACTACTGCAATAAAAACAACAGCATTAGGAATTTCACTTGATGGAGGAGGAAGTGCATTATCGACTGGTATCGTAGCAGACTTATATGTTCCATTTGCTTGCACAATTACTGCCGTAACAATGTTAGCTGATCAAACAGGTTCAATTGTAGTTGATATTTGGAAAGTTGCATATGGATCATATCCTGCTACAATTTCTAATACCATTACAGCAAGTGATTTGCCAACAATTTCTTCCGCTGTTAAATCACAGGATACCACACTTACTGGCTGGACAACATCTATATCTGCTGGTGACACGCTTAGATTTAATATTAATTCAGTAAGTTCTATTACACGACTTGTATTAGAATTAACGGTAACGAAGTAGAGGTATTATAAAATGTCACGGGTATCTAAAGGTGAATGGATTAGCGGAAATATTTTTATTCGCCCGAATTTATTGGAAAATATTGGTGATAAGGTTGATGGGCACCAGCATAATTTTGATCATACTACAATTATTTTTACTGGGGCTATTCATATTCGTGCACGTTACTTATTTCGACAATTTACTTGTACTTCCTGTGGTAAGACATGGGAAACACAACGATCTACAACAACTTCATGTCCAGCCTGTAATGCTACTTCTGGATTTAATAAAATAAGTGAGCGCGAACAGTTAATTGCAGAAAGAGATTTTCATGCGCCTTCACATTGTCTCATTAAAGCGGATGTTGAGCATGAAATTACTGCTATTGAATCAGGAACGGAATTCTGGTGTGTTTATAGTCATCTAACACCACAGGCATCGGTTTCGCAGGATTATACAGGTTGGGATAAGGCTTATTATTAATATGGCTGAAATATTAGTTTGTTTAACATCACGTATTGGAGCAACAATATATCATGATGTATGTGTACCAAAGCGTGGAGATATTCTTGAAGTACGATCTGATGGATGGAATTGGTCAAAAAGTGAGAGATCAAATCCTCAGTGGACTATTGTTAAAGTTTTGGACACGGATGTTGAGGAATTAGCATTCCTCATGTCTAGTGAAAGAAGTAATAGTTGGCTAGCTCCCATTATACTTCATATGCGTCATAAAACTCTTAATATAGATGATTCTCGATTTAGTAATGTCATGTCACTAGCAACAGTACAAGCGTTAACATCATTCAAGTCTAGTGTAGATGATCCTACAGTAATTGGATCTTCACATAATGTTTTAGGATAGTTTTATGGCACCGGCAACAGTTGTCAAAACAGTTGGTACAAGTGGACGTGCATTTACAACACTTGCATTATGGCAGGCTGCTGCACCGACTGATCTTACAACAGCAGAAAAATGGTCTGCTAATACATTTATTGGATCTTTTATTCAGGGTGAAACTATCACTGGAACTGGATTAACTGGTGAATTTCTTGATTCAGATGGAGCAACGTATATCGTTTTTGGTATTACTAGTGGTAATTCATCTTCAATTGTTACACTTACAGGAAGTACTTCTGGTGCTACTTGTATAGTTAGTGCCAAAACTAATACTGGTGTAATTTGGTGGGCAGATTGTTATGCAGATTCAGAATTTACAGTAGCAAGTAATACACAATTTGTTAATACAACAGGAAACACAACAAGTAGTACTGCATATTTTGTGATCACGGCGGCAACTGGTCAAAGTTTTCAGGATCAAGTATCTGTGCGAACTAATGCATTAGTATATGACAAGACGAAAGGCGTAGCATTCATTTGTCATAATGATGCTAGTGCATGTTTTGATATGAATAATGTTCGTGCAGATAGAGTTACACGCATCCAGTTTCAAAATACTGGTATTAGTAATGGTATTCGAAATGCTGGACGAATCGATAGTGTTATAACACAGGGTGACGGTGAATTAATTCGGGATTGCATACTTACTACAAATACATTAGTTTTCAAAACAATTTCTCTTTACGCAACACAACCAGTATCACTTATATCATTTATAACGAACTTCTTTACATTTGAATCATCTACAGTTGTGAAATCAACAAGTCTGGGTACTGTATCGATTGGTATTGATTGTGGTCCTGGTGGTTCCTATCTTCAGCAGAAAGTTGTTTCATGCGCGATTTTTGGATTCACAACTCCAATTCGTAATGGTTCATCAGCATGTGAGAATAATGCTACGAACACAGCAAGTTTACCCGGTTCAAGTAATCAAACTTCAGTAACATATTCCTCTACCACACCATTTACACAAGCATCAAATACTTCAAGTGATCTTCGTGCAATTGCTGCGACAGCTTTAGCAGCTAATGGATTTCTTGATGCAACAAATGCTCCTAATGATATAAGCAATTATATGCGGGCAAATCCACCTACTATTGGAGCTTGGGAAATTACTCATTTAGCTGCTATGAAATCTAGGACATTCATATTATGGTAATGCGCCTTATTCGTGAGCCAAGTACACCAAACACAACATTCGGCATCTTATTTATCGATGGTTATTTTCAATGCTTTACATTGGAAAATACGGAGAAAATTATTCCGGCTGGTACATATCCAATAACTTTTTATGATAGTCCACGAAATAAGTGTATTGTGCCTCTATTAAATAATGTTCTTGGACGAAGTGAAATTGAAATGCATGTAGCAAATTGGCCAACTGAATTGGAAGGATGCATTGCTGTAGGAAATGATAAAGATGCTACTATGCTCCTTAATAGCAGAGAGGCATTTCAGGCATTAATGATTAAAATTGGTAGCGCAACTAATATTGTGATTAAGATTGAAGATTGGGCATGATTACATTACCATTAATAGCGAGTGATCTTGACGAACTACGCGCGTTCCATGACGCGCATTATAAAGATGAATTTCCATTTCCCAATTTCACACATAATTTTATCAGCACATTCAAAATCATAGGTGATAATGGGAAGGTAATCACAGCCGGTGGTGTGAAATTGTTTCCGGAAGTTGTGCTCATAACTGATAAGGATGCGAGCGCACATGACCGCGCATTTGCATTAACCAGCGCGCTACAAATAAGCACATTATGCGCTAGTAATATGGGCCATGCATTATTATATGCAAGCGCGCAGGAATCAAAGTGGCAGCAGCAACTTTTATCAGTTGGATTTAGGCGGTCAGTTGATCATAATTATGTGATTGGCTAATATGGATATTCGCTGGACAACGATAGAGTCGGCGCCAATGGACACATGGATAGTACTTTATGATCCATCATGGCCACGTCCGTCTGTTGGTAAGTGGATGAAATTATTAAAGAAATTTTACTCCGAAGAATATGGTTATGAGAAGCAACCTACGATGTGGTGTCCATTACCGTATTGGAAATCAGAAGAAGGGATGAGGTAGCTATATCGCTAAGGGAGACCATACTCGTGTTCAGAACCAAATAAACCAACAAGGTAATACTGAACAAGCCAGTCAGAATGCCATTCAGAATCAGTTATATGGTCAGAATTTAGGTTTCCAGAATAACTATAATGTTGGTGCTGGAACTGATTTTGGCACATATAACAATTTGAATCAGGGATATGGCAATTTTCTTAATGGATTAGAAACTGGTCAAATTGGTGTTGGTATAGGAAGTACATTACCACAACAACAAAATGGAAGTGGATTCCAATTACCGCCCGGAACTAATCCAACAGATCCGCAAGCAGAAGCAGCATATGTACAATATCTTAGTCAACAGCCCGGCGCAGATCCAACATTAGCTACTGATCCGAATTATTGGATTGGTAAGATTAATGAAACGGGTGGATTAACACAGGGCAATATTGGATATTGGAATAATCGTTCATTAGCGGGTGCTGGTGATAGTGGTGGTGGTGGTGGATTAAATGGTGCTCTTGGTGGCGCGCTAAGTGGTTATAGTGATTTTGCTAAAACAGGTGGTCTAAGTCCACAAGATCAACAAGCATTACGTGACCAAAGTGAGGCCGCGGTACGTGGTGTATATGGTACTGCTCAAAGTAACCTTAACCAAAATAGAGAACTACAACAATTTTCACCCAATTATGCTGCCGCTACTGCTAAGATGGCGCGGGATATGGGTTATGGCGTATCACAAGCAGATATTGGAACCAACGCAGCTATAGCACAAATGATACAGCAGGGTAAGCTCAGCGGACTAGCAGGAATGACAGGAGTTGGTGGTATTAATAACCAAGCGCAAGCAGCAAATTTACAGGCGGAATTAGGTGCATTAGGTGGTAATACAAGCCTATATGGCACTGCGCCGGGTATGGGCGCGACATATGGTAATCAACTACTTGGTAGTGGAAATAGCTTATTAGGAAGCCAGCAAACACAGAATCAGATAGGTGGCCAATTAATAAAGGGTCAACTCGGCGAATCAAATGTACCTGGCGACTTCCAACAAGGTATGGGAAATGTAATGAGTTTCCTTGGTCCTGTTAGTGGTTTCTTATCACCATTTGGATTTGGATCATCTGGTGGTGGCGGTGGTGTACCAGGTTCTAATACTACTGCTGGTTATGGTGCTGGAAGTGGTTCGACTTATTATGGATTACAATAATGGACCCACTAATTGAATTAATGCGCCTCGGACAATTTTCTTCTGCGCCATCGGCTGCGCAAAATGATATGTCACAAAGCACGCAACAGAGCGCGCAGCCATTACCAGATTCGTCACCAGATAATCCTAATAACAATGCTTATGGATCATCGCCGGATAGTGCGCCGTCAGCATCATCATCAGCATCATCAACTGGCGATCCCGTAAGCGGCTTTGTTAATGGATTCTTATCAGGATTCCAACCATCATCTACTGCGCGAAATAATCTTACATCACTTATGCAGCAGATGCCACAATACCAGCCACCAGGATTCTTTGGTAAGTTGGAAGCTGGCTTAATTGGCGCTACACGTGGGCCACAAGCTGCGCAACAATATCTGCAAGGTCCATATGAACGTAATATGAATGCGTGGCAGAATCAGGTAAAGGTTGGACAGCAATTAGCATCGGATGAAGCGCAGTCAAATAATACTGGTAGATTGATTGCGAATAATCAGGCAACGATGCAGGAGAAATATGATGCATTAGCACAGAATAAACAGATAGCTGATCAGAAAGCCGCAATAGCACAACAGCGCGCAGATGTATATGCTTTCCGTTATCAGAACCCTGATTGGAAATCTGCTATTGATAAGGATGGACAGCTAATTCTTTATAATCCAAAAGATCCAACACAAATTCATAATACAGGTGTAACTACTGATGCATTAACACCTGATATGCGATTTCAGTTAGAAAAGGATAAAGAAGATGCTGCAATGGCACGTACTAATGTACAGCAAACAGGTGCAAATGAACGTAATGCCAATACTGTTACTGGTGCTAACGATCGCGCAAATACTGCCAATCAGTTAAAAGGCTGGACATTCATCCAAGGCAAAGATGGTAATTGGATGCGTGCTAATCAGGATACAGGACAAGTTATTCCTGTAACTGATATTCCACAAGGTGCTGTTAAACCTGGTACTGCTGCTAAACCGCCAAGTGGTAAAGTTGTTACTACAGAACAGAAAACACCTACTAATTGGTGGGAACATTATATACTTGGTGAAGGACCAGAAAAAGTTACTAAGTCAACAGTAACTGAAACGGAACCAACAACTGCACAACAAAACGCGCAAGGAAATAATAAAGTACCTAATGCAACAGATATTCCCCTTGCAAATAGAACTGATGGTATGGCTGCTATGGTTGGTGGTCAGTTAATGCATTGGAGCAAAGCATCAGGTGGTTGGGTGAAATAATATGGATGCAGATCAACAGGTATATGATGATAATGGTAAGCCAATTCCATCTAAACCACAAGTTTATGATGATAATGGTAAACCTATAACTGCTTCTGCACCAACCGAACAACGTGGCTTATTATCGGGCCTGGAAGATATGTATCATGGTCTGATAAACAATATGTCGAAGTCTGCCGATGCATCATCTTCACCAGCAGGATTTCAAAGATTTGGTGAACGGAACGCGCAGACATTACAGAATACAGTACAACATCCATTAAAGACTGTTGCGGGCGCGCTTGGATTTAATCCTGATACAATTTATACTGATTATCAAAATAAGAATTATGGTGGATTAGCTGGTGATGTAGTTCCACCAGTTGCTATGTTAGGATTAGTTGGATTACTTCATGGTGCTATTACAGGTGATGCACCAATTGGAGGTATGGACTCATCGCCTAAAGTTAATGTCCCTGATACAGCATTTGGTAATGAGGGAGTTAATCCAACTCCTGTTAAAGCACCAATTACAGTTCCATTACAATTGCCAGAACATCGTGTTGCTGGATATTTGCCAGCAATTGGTGAGACTAATTCTGCACCACGTTTTTATGCTGGTCCTGCCGGAATAGCTGATGCGCGCTTAGCTTATCCATATGATATACAAGATCCAGCACATCCAGCACCACAATCAATATCATCTGGTGAACCCGGTGTACAGCAACCAAATGATATTGGTCCAATTGCAGCAGCTAATCGTACAAGTTTAGATATAAAAGATCCAGCACAACTTAATCCTGCATTCCGCGCGCTTGTGCCAGAACGATATAGTGGAATAAAAACTAAACCATTAGGATTACAGGGATTTCCAAAAGAAGGTGCAGTTGATGTAACACAGGTGTATCCATATGGTGGGAAGGTAGTTGATAAGCCGGCTGGTGAATATGATCCAAATAAAATTGATGTTGTTAATCGCCAACTAAGTCAACATGAACCAGAGAATATTGCCAATATCATTGATAGTAATCCACAAACGCGCGGCCAACGTCCTATACCGGATATTGTTAATAGTACACCTGTTGATCCAGTGGTTCCATCTGATATTACGATGCCCCGTGCTGGTATGGCGTCACCAACAGTAGATGTGAATAAATGGGTAGCTAATATTAAATCAGCTGATAAGATTCTTGATAGTTACGAATCAACTGCGCCAATATCATCTGGAATACGTGGTGCGCAGGATAGAATGCTTCCATTTATGAATTCGTCACTGAAACAAATGGAACCATTGTTAGGAAATAATGCTACTGAAAATACGGCAATATTTAATGCATTAGACGGCAAACTTGATCCAGCAACATTATCGCCAGATCTTCAACAAAAAGTAAGTGGCCTTCGCCAACAACTTGACGCGATACATGCCGGTATTCCAGGTGATGTGGGTTATCTATCAGATTATATAACTCACATGCGCGAAGGCAATGCAGCTAATCAAACATTATGGGGATATTTCTTCGGTAAGAAGCCAATATATGACCCATTACAACCAGGCACGCCAAGTGCATTAGGTGATATTAATAATCCATTTACTGAACAACGTACTGGTGCGTTACAGGACTACAGTACAGATTTACCAAAAGTGTTAAGGGCATATGTATCATCGATAGCGCGCACGAAGTTTATGGATCCGGCAGTTACTGCTGCAAAGGAACAATTAACTTCCATTCCTGATACGCTTCCCAAAGTTAAAGCAGTTGCAGATGCTTATATACGTAACGTAACACATTATAATGCTGAAGGTCAATTAGCCAAGGAATATAATGATTGGGCTAATGCAGTAGCAAATACATATACGAGAAGCTATCTGGACTGGAATGTGCCGTTGCATATGCTACACCTTGGTGAAATTCCGTCAAGTGTATTTCCGGAATTAGGAAGTAAGTATACGACTATAGGCGCGCGGAAATTTGCAATGAATCCTGCTGCGACAACACGCGAAATAGCATCTAATGGATTATTGCAGAATTCCGTAGTGCCGCCGGCATTTCAAACAGTAGCGGAAAGATGGCAAACAGCCGCTAACTTTTGGAATGTTGCGGAAGCAGTTACTAAGGGAATTGCTTATAATGGTGCTAAGGCACGCGCGCTCGATATGGGTATGAGCGAATCACAAGCTGTGATGAAAGCTATAGCCGATACGAAAGATATGACTTATACAGTTGATCCGAGTCGTATGGCTAAAGGGCTCACATCACAAAGTAATATAGCAGGGGGTCAAATTGCATCACGAGTAGGTCAACAATTTAAAGGTGTGCCATTAAAGATCGTGGAGCAGTATAGCAATATCATAAAGAATACGTTTGACAGCCCTCAGAAAGCAGCACAAACTGCGCGATTATTGTTTGGCGCAGGATTAGCTGCTACTGGTACAGTTATGGGTGCGCATACATTACATATGAATCCAAGCAACTTACTTAAGCCAACTGTCCTTGGACCATTTGGTGATTTCATTACTACAGTTGGTAATGACTTGGCGAAAGGTGATTTGGCCGGCGCAATAGGTGATACCGTTGCTTGGGTAACACCGGGAGGACAACAGTTAAAGAAAGTTATATTTACTAAGTAATATACAACTTAGTTCCCTTCGTGCGCAGAACATCATACTTCCCCTTAATAACTGCTTTCGGTTCCTCCGCATACTTACCAAGATAAATAGTCCTTATAGGCACAGAGATAAATACCTCACTATAATGTGCCATTACGGATTTGTGTGATTGCACATCATAATAAGTAATTTCCCATACAAGATTATCTGTGCGGTGTTTGTCGAAGTATAATTTGAAGAATTGGCTCATATTTTATATCGCATCCATTCACGAAGATGATTATGACATTCTACGAATCGTATCTGCGCGTTACGTATCCGGGCATAGCAATTGGGGCATGGAAATGAGTTAATGATCTTCCTACGTCTGATAGCGACTGTGATAATCGTACTTCCTCGCAGACGTTTTCTATTTGCGCGCTTAATTGCTTCACTTTCCGCATGAGCACCATTACCAGTATGGCCTGAATGATTCCAACCCCAACTAATAATGCCATGATGATCATAAATAAGTGATCCTACTTGTACGGCGCATATGGAGCGCGCGGCGATTAGTGTGCAAAGGTCTTTATAAGGAAGTTGTTTATCCACATTTACACGTGTTACGAGGACAATGATGGCGCAAACACCACTTCATTGGATCTAATTCTTGTGGTGATTCGGGTGGAAATGAATAATCAGCAAGAAGTTTACATACCAAGCGCGCGGAGGAATTTGCCTCATTGATATTTGGATTATCATTGGCTAATTTGATGAGCTTTATTATTTGTTGTTTGTCCATAAAATTTGGTGGGCCCACTACGATTCGAACGTAGAATCAACGTCTTATGAGGACGCAGCTTTACCGTTAAGCTATGGGCCCGTTATTTCCCCTCAAAATGCCGTTGCCATCCATTAATCTGTTCATCGTTCATTCGATAAACGAGTTGATTGCCCATTGTTTCAGCGTTAATAATACCTGCTATAACTAACTGTTCCATTATCTCGTTCCATTCGGATAAGGAGCCATGCATCCAAAATTTCTTATGTAGTTGGGCACGTGAGATCATATGGTTAGGACGATCAACTAGTTCCATAATGGCTATCTTTTTTTGATTACCAAGCACAGCATTACCAATTCCTAAAGTTGCCTTACGGACATTACCAATAAGACGTTCGCAATAGTGGATGGCAGATTCTATTTCTGCGCGCTCTACTACCAAATTCGTTGATTTCGCTAGGCTCATTAAGATAGCCACCTTAAGAACGCTATCTTGGTATCTGTTGATGGTACCCGTTGGATCTTCATAACCTTGCGAATCAATGTTTTCCCAGAAATTGTTATACCACGAATCCATGAATTGTTTTGCGTCATCGGTGCATATGATTTCACCGGATAATTGGCTGAGCGCGCGTAGGTGTTGTGATAGTTGTTTATAATCTGGTATGATCGATGGCGCATACATTAGTGAATTACGGCGCTGTGGTTTTGATTCGTTAATGAAGAACGTGCGCGCAAAGAAGCCACCATTAATATCTGTTTTCGTAAACAACGCATCACTATGTGCTTGATTAACTGCGCCAAGTAATGTAACGGTAACATCTTTTAATTTGAAGCTCTCACCTTTTAGTAAGGATTCCCATTGTCCATCCCGATAATTCCTGTCATATACATCTGTGAGAATGGTCATGAACGCCTTATCTTCTACAACAGATGAGGCCATTTCGCTGCTGCAAATAAAACCGCAACTTGTGTTGATAATGTGACCGCCTGGTTTCGTTTCGGCTTCGCCTAACTTCTTTAAGATGCCTTGTATAGATGAACGGCCATTTATTACACGTGTATTATTTATTTGATCTACTAACTTACGGGCCATATTAACAGGTGGACCTTTCTTTATCCCTGAGGGTCCGAATAACATCACATATATGTTAGGGTAAAGTTTATAATAATGTCGGTCCATCCATATCTTGTCTTTGATCACGGCAGACATTGCAGCCATTGCGGACCAATACCAATAGTTACGTGGTGACTCACTTTCAGCATGTTGTTCTACTATGGTATCGAGCCACGATGTCACCGATATTTCTCCGCAATACGATGCAACTTTAAGATTGCCGAGCGCGCAGGCTCTTCGTGTGGTACATAATCATTGGCGATGTAATTACTGATTATGAGGATTTCTTCATTTGTTAGTTGTTCTATAGTAATGTTATCAATTTTACTATTTCTAGAGGGCGAAATGTAATTGTCACCAGATACATAACACCAACATTTACTAGATGACATATCATTTCCACAAATAGGACAAATAGCCATTATTTACTCCACTTAAACTTCGACAACTCTTGATAATTGTATCCATATTCGATATCACTCGGTATCACAAGTAGTCCTCGTTTAAGAGTACAATTGGCGAAGTCAATTGGCCGTTGCATTTCTTCACGTACTATGAGGGCGCATTCTTCTGCGCGCTTTTCAGGCACCATTAGTAAAAGCGCGTCATGTGCTTCGTTTACAATTTTTATCCATTGATGATTCTTTCTAATTCTAAGACCTGCTGCTTTAGTATGTTCAGAGACCGTGCGTTGAGGGATATAGCTAAATGCCTGTCTATTGAGTTCATCTCCAAATCGTTCATAGAAAATTCTCGTTCCACCTTTATTCGCCTCGATCCCATAGGGTACAGGAGCTGTGATTCTTCTGTTTTTATTAAGAGCTTCAATAATTCCATTATGAAATACCTGTTTTAATTTTGGAAAGCGCGCATGAAATATCTTTAATGACTTCTCAGCCTGTGCTTCTGATATAGTGAAGTCAATCTTGTTTTTTCTAGCTTGGGTATTGAGTTCAATGCTTGCTCGACGTTTGGAAGCGCCGAGATGACCAGCATGTCTAAGAGTTTTGCCAGCAAAGCGATAAGGACTTTCAAATCCCAATACTTTTTTAGAATAATCAGATTCAGTCCCACCGAAAAACCAAGAAGCAGTGATAGCATGAATGTCATGTTCATCATATAACCTTAATGTGTCAAGGTCATCCGCCAATAATGTTACGACACGCGCTTCAGCCTGTGATAAGTCAGCCTGAATAAATACACAATCCTTATCGGGCACCAACATCTTACGTATGTCCTGTCCAATATCACCATGTTTCGTGATAGTTTGGAAGGCCATGCCAATAGTACGTTTACATTTCTTACCATTCTCATCTATGCCATCAATAAGAGGACGGACAGGTGGTTCTTGTTGCATGGTTGCGCTGCGGCCAGTTTCTAGGCATATGAAGAAACTTGTGCGCATCCTACCATCAAAGTCAGTTGGTGTTAGGAGATATGTACCAATAGTTTTCTTTACTCGTCTGCTCTCAAGAATGAGCTCAATTCCTCGTTTATGAACTTCATTCTTAACTGTGTTGTTGAGTAATTGTGTAAGTACTTCCTCACCTGTTCCCGCGCGGATAGGTAATCGCCATGTGTTGTACAAGAGTTCAGAAACTTGCTTAGGCGATGATGTATTGATATAAGATCCTGTAAGTCTAAACAACTCATATCTAATTTTCTCATCCCATGCAATATATTTCTGCAGAAGTTCCTTTCGGATGGACTCATCAACGAGGATTCCGGATTGTTCGATGGAATCACTATTTTCTGTAAAGGCATATAATCCATGTAACGGTAGGATAAAGTTACGATAAAAATCCGTTAAGCCTAACTCGCGCAGGTCATTATCCATCGCTAAATCAATTTCTTTTGTTACACAAGCATCACGCGCGCAGCCGATAAGTAAGTCATCGATGGAACCTTCATACATTCCTTCATCTTTGTAATATGGTTCTTCGGTGTAAATGGACGTATTAAAGGCTAAATTCTTCGGTAGCTCGGGATTTATGGTAAAGGCTTTTAACATCGTGTCGCTATGGAGCGCGCGGACGAGAAAGCCTAATCTTTTGAGTTTATCTCGATCATATCCGAAGTTTTGGCCTACAACGTCATGTTTACCAAAGAAATCAGCAAGGAGTTTCCAAATGTTAACAATCTCAGCGGTAGGCAAATCACTGATATTCCAACTATTCCAAAGAGGTACAGTAATTCCTTCAGTCGGCGTAAAGGAGATGCCAACACAAATGGGAATACATTTCTGTGCTTCAATGTCAATAGCTGGATTATTGCGGTGTCTGTTGCGGTTAATGAATTCTGCAAATTGATGAGATGACCTAGCAATCTGAAGCGTTCTTTGTGGAAGTTTAACACCAGGAAACTCCGATTGAATCTTTGCACGCTTAAGATCAAATGCCATTACCTGCTTATTCCAATATCCTTTTACTTCGCCTTCGGAATATAGGATATGAGCAGGATGATATGTGCCAATTACTTTATGGCCCATTCCGCTTATGATGCTACCACGAAATGATTTGATGGACTTTTTACCCGTAACGGCCCATAATGCTGTTCCGCCTAGCGGCACTATAACATTTGGGTTAAGTTGTGTTATTTCGCGCCTAAGTTCATCTATCTGCGCGCTTAGATCAATACCATCACGTTGTGCTCTTACAGCAAATGGTATGGGGCGTCCATTTTTACTATTTGGTGTAACCATGTATTTACATACATTTGTTACCCAACATTCTGATCTGTTAATGCCAACATCGCGCAGAAGTTGATCAAAAAACTTACCGGACGGACCAGTAAATGGTGTAAGGGACTTTACTTCGTCATAACTTGGCGCCTCCCCCACAAAGCATATTTTAGGATTAAATGCACCACGTCCAGGAACGTAAGTATCATCAATCATGTGACTTTGAATCCGCGCAGCTTCTTAAGCGCCTTATTCCTACTACCCAATTCCTTAACTTCACTCATGTGCTTTGCTATAAACAAATTCTCTGCTACAGTGCTTGTGCTTATTCCAAAGAACTCTGCGGTGTTACGAATGAGCCACTTATCCTGTGATGCAATTTGACTATAATGATATAGTGCCATGACACGTATCTTATCCTGCCATGTTTCGGATGCATCATATTTTGCGCGCTCGGTTGTCATTTCTTTATTGGCCTATAATCCCAATCCATACTTCCTGCAGCATCCATAAATCTATGATATTCATGAAGTTGACCACAATGTTTACATTGTAATAAATCATAAACATTACTAAGTCCACTTCTAAATAAAACTTTAGAATCACAAACTGGACGCAAATCCTTAAATTGACAACAATATCTTTCTATATATTCTATGATTTTCTTCATACCGTATTAGCCGATTGAATTTGTGCATCTGTTAAGCGCGCAGTACGTTTCGTGTCCATATAAGCGCATTTCCATATAGCGCAATAATTGATTAAGTCATCGAATGAATCCTCGATTGATTCATTGCGTGCTTCACCATTTTGGCCTAGCAAAACTGATAATCGCGCCAATTTGATGCCGATTTGATTCACATATACCTTATCACGATCATACTTAAAATGTCCGAGAAGCCATTCGGTAAATTTAAAATTGAAGAATGGTCCGTTTTGACCTGCATAATCATCATTTTTCTTCTTATGAAGTTCTTTTAACTTATCGAACGTATCGATCATTCCGGGGATTAGTGGCATTTTATTCTCTTTCATCATGTCGAAAGTTATAATTACCTTGAATCCAATGAGTTGCATCTAACTCGAATTTTTCTAAACATTCTTGAAATGATTTACCAATCCATCGATAATGCCGACTTGGTCCAAGTAAATAACAATGTAAGGTAATCATCCAACTACCATTAGTATACCAACCATTATTTTCTGAAGTATCTTTATCCTCGAAATAATTAGGCCATTCTACATTTAATCCTCCTTCATAACTTTTACAATGTCCATCTTCTTCTAATGATTTAGCAATAAATTTGAAAATTTCTGCGCGAATCAAATGAAATCGATTCCAATCATGTTGCGAAGGTTGTGATTTAATCATACGTTCTTTAATTTCTTCGGCAGAAGGACCAGACCAAATTCCACGATCAGTATTATAATCAGTCATTTATCACCATGCGAAGCAAACGAAGACGCGCGCCCAGCAATCAAGTTCTCATAAACATATGATGTTATGACTACCGAGCGCGCGTCCATTATTCACCTACTAGAGATTCACGTTAATCATCTACGTCAGCTTCATCATCATCACTATCCGGAAGCGATAATGAATCAGCCTCATCATCTTCCAAATCGTCATCAGGAAGATTAGTAGACGATAGGTCAGAATCATCGTTTGGTGAATCTTCATTTGGATCATCACCACTAGGATTAACTGGTGATGTAAATAGCTCACGATAAGAATGATGCATCAACATGTCGTTGTATTCCATATTAACTCCTTGACAAGTTCATAAACTCAGCAATAACTGGATTCTCTTTTAGAAGTTGTGCTAGCTTTTGTTTCTTAGCAAGTCGTTCAGTCAACATACGAACTTCATCATCAATTTCTTGTTCGATTGTTGGGCGCATGATTCGCGCGGACTTAGCATCGCTCATTGCACAGTCTACTTGTGGCCTGTTCTCATCATACATAATTGGTTCCAATCCTGGTCTGTAATCTAGTATCGGTGTGTACATGAAAAATGGTGCCCCCAATAGGACTCGAACCTATATGACTTACGTCGAGGGATTTTAAGTCCCTTATGTCTGCCAATTCCATCATAGGGGCTTATAATCCTACTTTTTTGACAAATGGAAAGTAGGAAAACCAGTTTTGTGATTTATCCCACGTAATGAGATATGTCACAATATCCGCAAGTATGCGGAATTACTTAGACGCCTTACGATACTTATGATTAATACGATTAATCATCCGTCCTTCGTACAATTCGTTCTCAATCATTACTTCGATTTCCTTACCAACAAAAGCAGCAATGTCATATCGCTTTCCTGCTTCGACCTCGATACCATTCGCAGCAAAGAATCCGATCATAAAGCCTTTTGCCTTACTGTTAAAGTTCCAATATGGCGTAGGAAATCCATCGAACTCTGTATCGGATGGTGTGTCAGCATTACGAACAATCGTACCCTTAACAAGATAGTTCGTGCTGTCACCATTCTTGCTAAGTCCCTCGGAAATTTCATCGATATGCACACGATACCATGCCGGACGAATCAGTTTACCACGCTGAATATCTTCTGTTGCGAAATCAATTGCTGGCATTGTTGTTATCCTTGTGAGTTGATAGCCGGAAGAATGTACTTTTCGTAAAGGTTATCGTTTTTTAACTTTATAGTGCTTGGTAGTGTTAGGGTTGTTCTCGCGTAGTCCTCGCCATTATTGACTGTTTCGACGATTAGGTCGCCGGCCTCGCCAACGATTGCCGATGGCTCAAATCCAAAATGATATGTTTCATCACAATATGCAGGTATCTTTGCGGCTGGCTTTTTGCCCGCCGTTACTAATACGCGGCTAATGTTCATCTTGCCATCAGGTGACTTGTAATCTGTGCGAACAACGTGTGCTATTAGGATGATATCAATCTTATGATATTTGTGAATATCTTTTGTTAGCGCGATTAGCTCCGTTAAGCCAGCAGCTTCGGCATTATAATCTTCTAATTCATTTACTGCAATTCCGCCAACATTCTTTCCTGCTTGCGCGCCTGAGCTTCGCTGCTTGCCCATCTTGGCCTTAATCGTCTGCCTTAACATACTGTCCGCGCAGGATGTAATGCTATCGATGACGATAGTCTTATATGGACAGTTTATTGCAAAAGATTCTAACTTGGAGCGCGCAGCCGTCCAATCGGTATAATCATCGAAGCTTACAGATTTAGGATCAATGTTCCATAACTTCATTGGCAGACGTAATGCGTTCATCTTGCCGTCGTACGAAAAGAAATATAATGGTTTAGGCCATCCTAACGCCGCCGTACTTTTTCTTGTTCCAGGCTCACCTTTTAATAGAGTATAATGGACATTATTTGGAACATTCTCCATCGTAGGCATTACTTAACCTCATTTTCGACGACGTTAATCTGATAAACTTTACACGCCAATGGCAACTTCTTGTCAATAATAATTTGCTTAGCTACATCGGGATGTATAAAATGACTTGCGAGATTAATATCCTCATGATATGTACCAGGATATTGATTGTAATAGAGGTGATGAAATTTGATTACATATTGGTTAGTCATTCAAGCTCCTCAATAGTCGCCTCAAAAACATCATCAAATGCTACGCGCAAATATTCCTTTAATTCTTGTTCTGTAGATGCATAGTAATATTCATAATAGGATGCAGGACGTTCACGAACAGCCATGAAAAATTTGGAATCAGTATCGCGTTTGAATTTAATCATTGTTCACCGGATCCCATTTCTTTCCTTCTTTCCAATAAATCTTTAACGTTTCATCTCTCATGCGCCTATCATTATTACATACGTCATGTTTGTAGAATTCACATGCGCCAAATTTATTCTCACAATGTGTGAAATTGGCGGGCCAATTTTCAGCTTCATTGTATGCTAATAGCATCCGACCATAATGAGGTACAATTTCATTAGCGAACTCGGCCAACCGATCAGCGGTATAACTTATAATGGACCGTTCAAATTTTTCATGTGGCTTTAATGATGTTTGGAATCCAATCTTATTAACCATCATGTTCCGTGACTTCGTTAGGAAACATTGGCCCATAAATTGGATATTGTTACTATTGCTATCACGACGCTGTTTCATTGTTTTATGATCCATTGGCATTAAACCATTGGTCATATCAACTATTGCATCGAATTTGGCTTTCCATCCAATCACCAGTTCGTCGTCTTCATAAATTGTTTCCGTAATCACATGTTCTGCGTTGAGAACGGTAAAGGAATCATTGCGCCAATAATCAAAATATTCCCTCATAGTATTCAGGACAAATTTCCAACCAATATCCCATTTTGCTGATTCTTCTTGTTCTATGAATTTTTCGCTAGCATAATCATCATCGGGACATAAATATGTATTATTTACGTGATAACTGCCACGAAGAAATTCATTTGCTGCTATGAATCCATGATCAATAGCAACGTCGCGTGTGTTACCGGCTATAAGACTACGATTAAAATGTTCTAGGATAATGTGTACTAGGGTACCGGCTTCTAGGCTATTGGACTTACCTTCCTTAAGAACAAGATTACGATTAAAACGATAATCAGCAAGGCGCGGACATGCCATTAATGTTGATAGCATTGTGGCGTCTAGGATGATATGTTGTTTCATGTGCGCGACCGTTTATTCTGTAGGTAGTCGATGAAAAATTGTAAATTAGCACACGTTTCGTTTTGGTGCATTGTATGCTTCATCATATCATCAGGACTAATTTCGTCAGTCGATGACCATTCCTTAACATCTTCTTCTAAATCTTCTAACATGATGTATGCGCGCTCGATCATTGCCAAAATTCGAGCCGCTTTGTCACGTTTTAGTTCATCTTTAGACTTTTCATTATTCATGTTGACCACTCTTGAACGCGCGGATGAGATCAGATGCAATTTTCACTGCATGTTCTTTATCTTCTGCCATTACAGTTACAGTATAATCTAATTGAGGTGGATTGTTCCGTTGTTTATATGATGTGACTTTATTAATATCTGTATAAGTTGAGCTTGAAATATAAGCTCTTGTTTCCTCATCATTCATATGAATTGTATATTGATAGCGACCATCCTTCCCAATTTCATTCGCTACAAATTCTTCTACTCGTGCATTATATTCCTTAGCAACACGTTCTGCTTGTGTTTCATCAGTAAATGCGCCGATGATGTGATAATCTGAATATTCACCATCAGTTACGATATAGATTTTATTTATCTCGTTGGTCATTTGTCACCACATCATTAGCGCGCAGGAAAATTTCTAATTCCTTCTTACATTCATCGCATATGCTTCCATCAGCATCGAAGTTGATAGTTGGACATATATTATCATCAATATCACAATGATAATGACGTTTACAGAAGCGACAGGTGTGATAAATTTCGTAGCACATTTTATTAAATCTCAGGTAATGCTTCTTCAAGAAGACTATGAATAACTAATTCATCAACTTGACTAAACTTAATATCTTTGCTAACTTCTTTCTTAAAAACAAATTCTGTGTCATCTTCTCGTGTTTCTATAGTTGCTGTTACTCGTAATGATAAGATAGTTTGTCTTGGCATATATTATTTCTTCACAGAAAACGAACGACTACAAACCGAACACAAATAATAAATCGCATATGCTGTTGACCAAATTATTTCTAGCATAGATGGATCATTATTTGTGCAATGGGGGCATATTACATCATTTTTCATGCACGTGTACCTAATACACGAACGCGTGCGCTATGAACCGTATGTCTTTTTGCTTCATGCTTTCGCTTATCATTCTTGTGTTTACCAGAAAGACGCGCACCCAGTCTCAATGATGGGCATTTTTGCACAAGTGTATATGTTCCTTCAGCAAAGTCATTATGCCTATCAAAACTTACAATTTCACGTCTAATACGTTCTGGAGTATGAAAACGCGTGGCTTTGCTGCCTTTAATGATGTATGATGCTCCGAGTCCAATAATAGCTGCGTCAGCATGAAATTGACGTTTAACTGCCTTAGCAAGCGCGCATTCAGAAGGATTAAGTGCCTCGCCGGATTTACAATCTTTTGTGTTAACTGTGATTTCTACTGCGTGCTTCGCATCGATAATATTTGTCACATTTGGAAACATACGTTTGATAGAACGAGGAATAGAATTGCTGTGCTTCTTTTTCATTGTTATACTCATTTAGATGTACGTTTACGATTACGAATTTGGTTAACCAATTCACTCAACAAATTACTTTCATTCCATCCAACTAATTCGCTATTATTCATTGCTTCGTGGAACTGTCGGCGCTTCGCTTCGACAATACCATCGAATATTGTATCTACGGTATCATCACCATGCACATATACTGCGTTGACAGATTGCGCTAATTGGCCGATACGAATAAATCGGCCTTCGGCTTGTTCTTCATTTGCCGGATTCCATTGGCGTTCGTGGATTACACAGTCGCTACAAGATTGGAGATTTAATCCCTCACCTGATGCGAGTGTTGATGCTACTAATACACGATACGAGTCATTAAACTTATCTTGTACCTCTGCACGTTCCAATGAGTTCATGTCCGCTGTAAGTTTTAATGGCGTCCGATGATTATTTTCAGCACAATACGTTCTCAACTGTTCGAGAATCAGCTCACCGCACTTTTTATGATGAACAAATACTACAATCTTTCTATCCGTGTCTTCGAGAAATTCTTCAACGAACTCAACGGTTGTAGGAACTTTGCTAATGCCGACGATTTGGCGCATTACGATAAGGATGCTGTTAGCCTCACTTTGTGTAGAAAATGATCCTTCAGCGCCATCGATAGCAGCATCATTAAGAAGACGAACTAACTTATCTTCTTCGGCATTATACATTGTCCTAGCAACCTTGTCCACTTCACAAAGGATTTTAGTCCTGTTGATGAGTGGTAGCTCTGGTAAAACTTCTTTGCGTTCGCGCCTAATGGCAATATCCTTTATATGTTCCTTGAATTTCTCTGGATTAATGATGCCGCCTTCTTTCTCACGCGAACCATCCCAATATGTTCCTACCCAACGATCCTTAAAATGTTGATATGAACTGAAGCGCGCAGGAGCTAACATATTGAGCACAACGAAAAACTCACTACCACGATTCTTCCACGGCGTACCGCTTAATGGTATAATAGACGGTATATCACGAACAACTTGTCTAATTTCACCTGTTCGTGTGCTATCGGGATTCTTTATTGCTTGGCATTCATCTAGCACAACTGACTTAAATTTATGTGCTGCAAACATTTCACGCGGTAATCGTCTAAATATATCGTAACTCGCGATAACGTTCATTCCGTCGATTAGTGTATCTTTACCGCTCATTACGACTTGTGGTAGCTCATGGCGTCCTAATAAACGGATAATTTCTTTGCCATGCTGAAATTTTATGCCACTCTTTGTAATCCACAAGAATGGCCGAAGTTCAGGATGATACTTTAAATAAGCGAGGGCTTGGATAGTTTTGCCAAGCCCCATTTCATCGAATACGCCAATACGCCCATTGGCGCGTTCAATGGCTTGTGCGCCGGCAACTTGATACTCGTATAGACGATGCGCGCCACATACAGAGCATGTGGTACGTTGTTTATCGGTGCCCCATTTATGTGAACATGAAGAATCACCATCAAAAAACATTTCGTGATATGGTGATTCGATTCCTAACTTAATAAATCGAAGATGTCCACATACTAACGTAACTACTTCTGTTACTTCGTTAAGTTTATTAGTTAGTTTGAGCTTAGACTTAATTTCGGCGATTTTGCCACATTTCTCACATTTATCGACAAATTTTGTGGTTTTGTAGCTCATTCGCCGAATAACTTGTGTTTCTTCAGTAAATTCTACTTCTAATGTTGCGCCGCTTCGTATCGTGTCTACAGCGGCGGGTGATAAGGAATATGTTGCACATGGTAGTGTGTTATCGCATCCTACTTCGCGCGCTTTTTCTGCCCATATAGCATCATGTCCATGTTGTGTTCCTACTAGAACATGTGCTAGTTCATGACGGATTGTATTAAGAATTTCTACATCTGGATGCGTATCGACATGGTGCGCGTTTAACGTGACAGTTTTCGAGCGCGCATCCGTCATTCCTAAAAATGGCTTATATAAATCAGCATATAGACGGACCTTCCAATCGTTCTTTCCATGCGAATCTAATAGATCACGTAATGTTGCGATTGCTATTTTTCTGTCCATATAAGTTATACAACCTATTACATCACATAATGCCCACGTGATGTAATAGCGCACTAAGCCTATAGTGATTTTGTTACAACTTCTTTCAATAACTTTTTAGCTGATTCTAAAGCATCACGATATGGTGTGTTAGGAAATGATGGCCTTGCTGTATTTACCAATTCTTGTAATGCATTATATAATTTTTGTTCGTTTGTTGATTCCATGTTAATCAACCTTTTTCCCCATCTTATTCATACCTTGCGTTAATGTTATCCGAGCTTCCGTTTCGCTAATGCCGTTCATCTTAGCGAAGTTTTCTACCATTGTCTCGAATACGGATTTCTTGTCAGCCTTAGCAACACGTGGCTTAACAGGCTTATTCTTTGCCGGCGGAACATAATTCGCGTCAGCGATTTTAATGCGCTCACGCTCGTCTGCGCGCAATGACGCTGCTATGTCATCAAGTGACTTTTTGACGACTGAAAGATTTAATTGCGTTTTGAAACGCTCATTATCTAATTCGAACAAGCGCGCAGAGAACTTTTCGTACCTCACCAATATCTCTTGTTTAAATGCATCATCTTTGTTAAGGATGTCATCGTTTGCGTCGATGGCTGCGCGGACATCTATCAGGCTTATCGTAGCTGCGTTATAGAAGTCCTGATTACTACCAATTGCGCTATCGATTGCTCGGCTGCGTTCGATAAGATCAAATTGATTATTTTTTATCTTATCGGCACATGTATCGCATAATAGAAGATCATCCACTATGTTACAGATGCCACATTTTTGACACGAATCGCAGCGTGCAGCCGCAGTGTGATCTAGATATTTGCGATGGCATGTTTCACACGAGCCATCGGATGATTTAACAAATAAATGATTCATTTTTCTAATTTGTCCGTATAACCATCTACATTTCTTACCACAATACCGATAATTTTCGTCTTCCTGCTCACGTTTGCAGTATTGACATATTCCATTAGATGGGTTTATTTTCACAAGTCATTAGGATCTTTTACATCGTCGATAATGTTGCCAGCATTGACAAATTCGCCCGGCAAGACGCAATTAATACATGTTGGCATATCCATTTGCATTGCGCGTTCGTCTAGGATAAATTCTTTTTCACAGCCCCAACAAATTGAGAATTTACCAATCAAACCATTCTCGTAATATTTGGGCATATGGTGTGGACAGCCGGGAAGCGCGCAGAAGAATAGCTTTGTGCCGAAACATTCTACTTTATGATATTTGTGAGTGTGCTTTTTCTTCTTGCTCATTGTGGACCTTTTCTAATTGCATCATAAAGTAGTGCTTCTGTCACGTTACGCTTTTGCATTGCTTCTATTGCTTCTGTCTCTTCTGAACTAATGAACCAAATTTCATCCGCAACTATGTAGATTATTGCGTCTTTTCTTGGTCCACCCCACCCACCTGTAAAATCGTTAATGTCGTAGTCGTGCTTAAGTATATCAAATTCCTCTACCGTTAACTTTTTGACCATTTTGGCTTCCGTATTGTATAAGTGTCAATCGGTTGACGGCCGGGAGTTCGGAGCACGTCTCCCTCTCTGTAGAGCATACCATACCCTTCCGGGCCTGTCAAGGTGTCAAAGGGCTGACAGTTATGCTTTGGCTTGTTGTTATAGTTGTTCTAAAAAAAAAATAGAGAAAAGAACAAGACCAACCAACAAGCTGTCCACTTTAGTGGAATGGGTCGCGGGCCTCGGAGTGGCCGGGGGCCTGTACAGAGAGGGAGAGATGGTCCGCGTTCCGAGCACTATACGCCCACTTGACACGCCAGACGACTTGTGCTACAATGTTCTTAGTGAGTCGGGCGCTACTGCGCATGTTAAGTCAAGAATTTGACCCATAGTCGCGGATAGCTCGTCCGACTCACTACTTGACAGATCGTCGCATCGGTGTTATGCTTTACTTGTTAGTTCGTTCTTTGACAATTTCTGGAGTTACAAATGACCGCAAAGACTGGTAATGGACAGGTAGAAGAGTATCAGGGGCAGGTTCAGAATCCGCCGATTGCATATACGTTTGAATACAATGTGTATGACAATCTGACCGAGGCCAAGGGTAGTGAAGATTGGCCATCGGATAACGAGATTCTGAAGTGGGTAAATCAGACTGCCGAGCGTAGTGCAAAGGCTGGAGCTTATCAGAAGGCTACAGCGGAACTCAAGAAGGCTTATGAGGCCTCCCCGGCGTTCAAGCAAGCGCAGTTTGTTAAGAGTGCTATGGCGATGGGCTTCTCGCAGGATGAGGCAGAGTCACTTGCTAAGTCGAAGATTAGTTAGTTGATACGCATCATAGCATGTTGACAAAATATCGTTAGCATGCTATGATTTACTTTAGGATGGTAAACATGACCGCATTGCAGTATCTGCGTAATTCCGGTGTGGCGACGACTGCGGAAATCATGGCGCTTGCGAAGGCCAGCCCGAAGGATTATCAGGACTTGCTCCGTTACTCGCGTGAAGAAATGACGAACAAGGGCATCGCAATCGAGGAACCGAAAGTTTCGTAATCACGCTATCCGCATGTGATAGGTGACGAATAGAGCCCGGTAGGCTAATGATGCTACCGGGCTCTTAGTGTTTCTGGTAGACGTAAAAACAGCCACGTATCACAATGTAACGCGATACGTGGCTATTGGTGTTTCTGGACGTGTTATACCTGATTCCAAGACGCTAACAACGCTGCGTCCGTCGCAAGCTTCGCGTCACGTAGTGCCTTTAGTCGTGGTGTTTGTTCGCCACGGTCATCATACCTTGCGTCACCGGCTGCGCGTCCGAACACTCTTTCCAGTTCAATAGACCATGCTTGGTCTGCTGCCATTGCCGCTTGGAAACATGCGTGGATGATCTGTTTTTCTAACATAGTCATCTACTCCAGTTCGTATAACGTAATGGTCTGTAGCGCCATTACAAGGACTTCAATGTCCAGTTGCGTGTGAACGACGTAGGAACGGCCGCGATGTGTGATTGTCATTGCTTCACCTACCAACTAACGATGACGTAAGTTTCGCGCTCATGGGTCAATTCCAACTCCATAAGAAACTCACGCGCTTTTGCTTCCTTATAGAAATGTGGAGATGTTCCCCCGGTCAAGTTTGGTTGCTTACCATCCTGTAGTTCTAACGTGACTTGTGGATTGTTTGCGCCGGCTGGCTTTATGATTCTGGCTACTTGATAGACCATTACATGCTCCTTCTCACCAATGACGGAACAATGCGCTCGCGCAACTCGTTATGTGTGGCTTGCATCGTTACCTGTTGACTCAGGACACGTGGCAGGCCGTGCGATCTGACGAGCTCTCTACCAGTCAGCCGGTCGTAATGCTTGTTACCGATACGCATCGCACCGCAATACGGACACGTAAGATGATTGTGCCATTGCTGGCAGATGTGGCAAAGACGTGAGATTACTCGCATGGCGCTAGTTCCCTTCACCAATGGAGAACTCGATTGTCCTACTTCCCATGTAAATCATCAGGACAAATGCTCCATAAATCTTCGGAGATAGCAGAACAATTCCGTAACGCGGTTCTTCCGGTTCGACAATCGAATCACTCGTTGTATCAATGTGCAGTAGACGCAGATGCATAATGGTCACCTCGCACACGAGCATACCATGGATTCGATGTCACCAAACGTCTATCAACTAAAAAAGTCCTAAAATTATTATTGGGCATATGACCCACAACGTCATTGGCGTAAAGGATGATGATAGGCATGATGCTATAGTGGAGTATAGTACCGCGCACGCGCCATCCGCGCGGTCCACATTCGCGCCAGCGACTACAAGCATACCGATAACAGAAATGTAAATTACAAAATTGAAATTTATTTTACAAATTACTTTGCAATGTAAAGTAAATGATATGATGATGGGGTTATACCATCTATAACGGGTCCCATCACACCCCACACGCCGCCGATATTGCCCTTTTGTTTGGCGTTCACTACATTCATGTTCCTTAGCATAATCGTCCGGGCCAGAACCTAGGACGAGCGCGCCGGCGCCCGGATGAAATGGGAGTCATTCAACCGTTAACTCGTTCAGCCGCAAGGCGCTAATAGGTCCGTAGGCCCATCTATAAAGGATACCGACTACAGGTGAACCGGGTGGGCTTATACATTTCCTTATCACAAAAATTTCCACACAAAAAATAAATATTATAAAATTATTATACTAATAAATATGATAATGAAGAATTACAGATGTTGACAAGCGGATCGTCATGTGCTAAGATTCACCGACCATCAGACCGACTTCCGTGTCCGGCGCATTATGCCAATAGGAATTGTTTCACCAGAAGATTACGAGAAAGAAATCGTTCATAAGGATGATAATAAGAATATTCCTGCGCGCTCTGGCATCATCACACAATTACCCGATAAAGGTAGGGGAGAGAAATTAGAAACGCCAGAACCTATTCGCGCATTAGTAGCACAAGAAGTTCTTTCCGGTGGTACGTTAAGAGATATAGCGCGCGAATATAACATATCACCATCATCTGCATCGGCATATGCCGTTGGCGCAACATCCACATCCACCTATAACTCACCAGACAAGAAACTTAATAAAAAGAACAACATCTTCAAAGATCGTATCGTAAGGAAGGCAGCACGACTTTCCTTAACCGCACTTGAGTCCATCAGCCCTGATGATTTCCGTAATGCTTCCCTTCGTGACAAATCAACTGTAGCGCGCGAAATGGCATCTGTTGTTCGTGATATGATTCCTGACGAACATAAGGCCGATGATAAAAAGGTGCAGATCGTTATTTATGCGCCTTCAATGAAATCAATGGAAGATTATAACACAGCGATAAGGGTGGATGAATAATGGCATCAAAAGTTACCGTTACCGGTGTAATCGGACCCGCTGGTGCATTAACGTCACAGGTATTCACTGGTGTGACAAAGTTTAGTATTGATTGTGATAATGCATTACTAAATATTAGTCAGGGCACAAATCCCACAACAATTGTTGATATTACTGGTAAGACTTCATTGACATTAACATTAACGAGTGGTAATTACGCATTAACGGTTGCATAATATGAAAAGTATGCATCCTGGCTTCGCTGCCATACAAAAGTCTATTGAAGCAAAAAGTGGTGTTAGTAAGAAATCTGCTGGTGCCATTTTGGCATCCTCTGCGCGAAACTCAAGCGCGCACGCAAAGCATAAAAATCCACGTTTGCGAAAGGTGAAGTAATGTTATCATTACAAACCGGCATCGTTTATCAGATAGCACAAAATCAAATTGTTGCTTTGCCAGCGAAGCGATGCCTCGCATTTACAGATGGTACAGCACCAACATTTTCATATAGCTTAACAAGTACCATTAACGCTGCTACGACAATAACGCTCGGCACAAATAACCAATTTGAAACGTGTGGTGGTTGGTTAAAATTAACCTCATCTACAACCGTCAACTTAATCCTCGCTTCGCCAACCGCGTAATGGATACATCATTATTCACAAAAGACATTTCTCTTGGTAATGTAATAACTTTATTAGCAATGTTGTTTACCTTATATAAATTTCATATTTCAAATGTAACAAAGATTAATAAGATTGAGAATCGCGTAGAAGTAATGTGGGCAGCTTTCAAGACTCGATTTAATATGCATGATGATGAAATAGAGGAAAATAGATGAAAATTATTGTATGTATTGATGGTCTAAAACAGTGGTTAATGTGCAATGTCATCGGTTCATTTGATGGCACATTTACATTGAACCCGGTTAATTGGGGCACTGATGTTCTATCCATACAACCCGATGGTACTATTCAACATAGGGGAAGTGGCACTAATGGACCATATGAGCAATTTCATGTGACTGATGATTTTGTTTTCGTAAATCCTGATAGTACAAAGTCACCGAACAATTGTGAATATGGATTTAAGTTTGTTGGTTCATAAATGAGTACTGTACTATTTAGTAACTCACGAATTATTCCGTGGTATTCTATAGAAGCGCGCCGGAAAATTCGTGGTGCTTTATGGACTAATCGATTAGATATTCCATACGGTCCAAGACCAAATCAGCCAAGTAATATTTTGGCTATGGACTATTATTTTGATTTCGATTCTTCAACGCGCGCTCGGATGCGTGCTGCATATAAAGCACAAGGTAACTGTACACATGCAGCATTAGGTCCACCATCTGATCCAGGCTATCATGGTCAATATCCTGTAACAGATTGGTCAACTGATCCAGATAAATATGCATCTATTCTTGAGGAACTTCTATTAGACAATATAATCATAGTAATGTTTCTATCCCCCGCCGGATGGTCATTACAGCAACTTATTGATACATATGATAAGATGTTCCGAACTAATCGATGGCAGCAAATATGCCAGATGATTGTGCCAAATGGTTGGGAACCGTCAGAAGATACACCAAATAGTCAATATGTAGAATTTCTACGTTATGGATTAGAAACTTTTCCGCGCGCTCTATCATATCTTCATCTTGCTTCAGATTTCGATGCACCTGGTAATGGGGCTGATTTAACTCCTGGTTTACCAACATATATTGGTAATGATGGTTGTTGGCGAAATGTTGCACCATATCTTCATGGATTTCTTATACAGAATGGCGCATATAGTGAATATCCATCAGCAGACCCAGT